AGCATAGAGCAGTCCACACTCTTTACGAGCAGACTCATATTCAGTATTGTAATGAAGAATACATTCTGGAATCTTACTGATGTCTTTGCTTATGGTATTATACCAACTCATTCATCCTCATCATCGTAATAGTTAGAAACGTCCACATCCTCATCGTCTTCAACATCTTCTAACACAATCTCAATGGCCTCAGTTAACTTGTCGTCATACTCTTGGGCCGCTTTGAGTGTTTTGATAGATATGCCTTGATCTACCAGTGTCTTTACATAATCCACTGCACAGTCCAGTTTCTGTCTTTCAGTTACGTAGTGAGATATGGTGGTCCAAATTTCTTCTATTTGTTCGTGATCCATGCTATTCTGCATCCTTTGGTTCCTCGGGTTGAGTTTCTATTTTAGCAAAGTCATTCATGACTGTTGTTAATTTATCACCATCCCAATTTTTTCGGAACTCTATGATTTCTTTTTTGTCAGGTCCTACATATCTTAAACGATTGCCCTGTTGTGTAATGATACCTTTCTTTTCAAATAGGTCAGTAATCCAGAGTATGGATCCATGCCTGTGTCATATGGTATTTTAACCTGTACAGATTCAAACGGTTTGGCATAACGAGTTTTCATTACTTTACAAGCCGCTCTGATACCTCTCACTTCTGATATCTTATTACCTGCTTCGTCTTCTTTGAGTTTAAGTTTTTTCATTGCTATCACAATAGAACTTGCATAGATAAATCCTTGTCCGCCTGATATCTTATCATCCGGATCAAACATATCCTGTGAAGCATACGTGTGGTTTGTGCAAACCATACCTACGTTGTAACTACCAATCATGTTAACTGTGTTACGAACGAGTGCTGTCAGTGCCTTGGGCTTACGACCCATATCACCCTTCATATCACCCTTCTGGAACTGATCAACATCAGTTGGTGTTAGCAACATGCCCAGTGAGTCAATGACGAACAACACTTTAGGTCGTTCTTCTTCTGCCATTTCTCTGTATTCTTTCATGAATTCTGATACTGTCTTAGCGACATCATCAATCATCGACATGTTTAGTTTTAATAGTTTTTCTTCTGAAGTATCAACATTCAGAGCCTGCAACCATTTTTCGTCTAGTGCATTTTCTGAATCGATCAGCACAACAAATATACCCTGTTCCTGTGCTGCCTTTACGATGTTTGCCGAACAGAAATAGGATTTACCCGATCCTGATTCACCCGCAAACACGGTAACCTTACCTAGTGGAACACCCTTGTGGAAGTCGCCACTGATCAAATAGTTTAGTGCTAGATTTCCTGTGGAAACCCAGTCTGTGGGATCATTAAATCCCACGCCAAGACCATCAATGCTCTTGGTTAGTGTTTTTCTAAATTTAGAAATATCAAATGCTTTTGCCATATTGTCCTTTCCTTTTTAAGAAGCATGGAAGATCTCTCTGGTTACCGAATGGAGATTTTGTCGGAACTTCCACACAAGCTCTTTACTATTGCTGCCTATTTCGGATCATTGCAAGAATGTCCTGTGCTCTGTTAGCACTGTCGCCGGCCTGTGCTGGCTTTTCAGTTTTGGTTTCAGCCGCTGGTGCTGCCGGAGCAGTTTCAGTTACTGGAGCCGCTGCTGGTGCTTCTTTTGGAGCAGATGCTGACTTGTTTGGATCACCAGTATTTTGGCTCATTCCAGCCGGTTTAAAATACTGACCCCAACGATCCATATCATATGCTTCGCCATCAACAGATGCCTCAAACATTTCCTTCATAACCTTAAGTTCTACGTCAGTAGGTTTCTTTGGTAGGAAGTCATTTAGATTGAAAAGACCGTGTGCTTCAATTGCTGCTTTTTCATCATCAGTCAATGAACGCTCTCTGCGTGACCATTGTGAAGTTGAATAATCTGCATATCCACCCTTGGATGTTTTCTTGATAATGAAATCAACACCCTTCATATAGTCAGTTGGTAGTTCTTCCAATTCAGGATCCATTAATGCACCCTTGATAATTTGGAAAATCTGTGGACCAATGATAAAGCGTCTAATTGGATTTTCTGGTTTAGAATCTTCGTTAAGTGGATCTTCATTTATAAATCCTTGGAAGATGTATGAACGTTTTTTCCAATACTTACGTCCCATGTCTTCTAATGATTTGTCCTTGAACCATCCACGAACTTCGCTTAGAATCGGACACGCTGTTCCGTCATTATACATTTCCACGCATGGAACCTGCACAATTACGTTACGGTTGTCTGATTCGCCCTTGATACCTGCGAAAGGTAATTTGATCATCGCACGTTC